GATCCAACAGGTTCCATTATGGCTTAGGTTATCTTCGGTTTCAATCCACCCGCCTAGGTCACCTTTCTTAATATAACCGAAATTACGCGTAGCGACAATTCGGTGTAGAGTATGGCCAGAAAATTGTTTGGTTTCTTTTGTGAATTTGTACTTTTGCATTTAGGGCTCCTTGGGTTGATTCGTGCTTATCCGGTTGACACACTAGTCAGTATATTGGGCCGCCTAGAGACAGAAAGAGTTCGGCTTCTGTTTTTGTGATTTCGTAGTAGGAATCATCTGGTAGCTGCACACCATACGGCATTTTGATTTTCAACTTTTCCTCGTATTGGCGCTGTTCGGCGTTGTCCATTCTGTTGAATGTCGTTCGAGAGAAATGATACTTGGGGAAGTGATCTTGCCTTAGTCGCCCACCGTTCCGCACCAATAGCTCGATCATTTGTTCTTTGGTCATTTCCTGACCCTTAAAGCTCACTTTTTTGGCCAGTAGATACTTCCGTTTTCCCTCTGCCATTTTAGACGTCATGGTTTTGTCCTTTCGGATTTGTGGAGTGTGTGAACCGGATAAGCATGGTTGATTTGATTTGTTAGGTATAGCTGGGTTCGATGGGTTTGTCAAGGGGTTTTTTTGATCGTTTATGATATTTTAAGACAGTTTAGCTGATTAGTAGAGACAACGATAGGAGCAATAGCTAGTGGATATGTCCCTTGTTCCAATTGCTCTACAAGCTCCCCAATTGGCAAACACCCTTCGGCAGTAATTTTAGAAGTAGGTCGCATGGGAGAAACTGAAGGGGCAAACACAACAGGGTTCATTTTAGCGAATTCTGCGATTCCATTAGAGACTGTCCTAGCGTCTTCTCCAGATGGAATGACCGTATGAGTAGAGTCTTGTTTATTCGCGTCAAACAGTTCCTTTAGACGCTTAGGGTTCATTTTCATCCCATATTTTTGAACGAGGGCGTCATTAGCTTGTTCAATTGACATACCTGCCTGGAAGTTCTGGCTGGTAAAGGTTTCACGTTCTTCGATTAGCTTAACACTGATTCTTGGCATTTGGTAGCTCCTTGGGTTGATTTGTTAGGTATAGCTGGGTTCGATGGGTTTGTCAAGAAAATTAAAAGAAAAGAAGTCTAATGACGATACAGGTCAAAGTAAATCCTATAGAAAGGCAGAGTGCTAGATCTAAAAGTAGCGTCTTTTTGATGTTGTTTTTGAAAATGCTTTCGTTTTTCATGGTTCAGTTATAGATCAACCTGAAACCGAAGTCAACAACAATCTTTTAGATAACGATTTTTCTGTTTCTGCCTCGTAGTACCCAACCGATTTGTATTTACCGCAGCGCAATCTTACTCAAGGATACAAATGCAAACAAAAGATTTTAATTCGCTCCTAGCAAAATCAATCCAAGCCGGTATCGCTAAGTCCCAAAGCGTCATTACTAAAAATAACGCAAAAGAACAAAGCGGCCTTAAAAAACTTCAAAAAAACCTAACAGACCAACCTGGTACCGGAACTGACCTTAGCTCTGGATCTGGAACTACTGGCATTTCTATGAACTTGGCTGAGGTGAAACCTGAAGATGTAATAAGACAACCTATTGTAAAACGCCCTAAAAAAGGCCCAGGTGAGGGGTGGACTACAGTCAGAAACAACCCAGCTAACAAGCATCCCTTTGCTTTTAGTAGCTATCAAAACGTAGAGAGAGCCAAGAAAAATAACCAAAGAGCCGAATTCGAAGCTAGTAAGGTCGAAAAAGGTGAACTAGGTATGGGTAAAACTAATGTGGCTAAATGTGGTTGTGGTTGGATGGCTACGGTCTTAGGTAAGGTTGGTGACACTACGCATCTTCTTTGTTCTAAATGCGGCAATCATTCTACCTCTAAGGGTAATTCAAGTCAATTCAATTCGAAAGTTGCTAAGAGCGAAACCTCAGGCAACAAAAATAAGTCTTCAGTTGTTAAGCTACCTGATGGCTCTGGTTTTTCTACAGCTACCATAGGCAAATCAGAGCTAAATCCAAACACCAAAAAAGCCCCTATGATTGGTACGGTCGAAGCCAAGAACGTAGAAGGCGCTAAGGATGGTTCAGAACCTATTCCAGAAGCTAAGAATACCGATAACTCTGGAGACATTACCAAGGGCAAAATTGAAAAAGGGGCCATGGTAGATCACATAAAGGAAGCCTCTAAGAAAGCCGGTGTCAACGTTAAAGACGTGTTGGGTTATAAACCACCTAAGACTTCTCAAGCTGTAAGCCCTACACCTACACCTAATTTCAACAAGGCTGAATTAGAAAAAGGGGTTCAGAAAGAAGTTTCTATAAAAACAGGTAAAGAAGCCTCTAGCAAACCTGATGTAAATAGAACCAAAGCCGCTTTTGCACATAAAGCTTTTTTTGCACAGATGGGTATGCTTAAGCCGTCAGTGAAAGATATGTCTGGAAATGTAGTTACCGGAGGAGTCCAAAGACAAATAGCCGCGTCTAAGGGGTTAAATAAAGCGGTGATACCATCTTCACCTAAGCCGATAATCCCCGGTCGAGGCGTAGCCAATACTGCTTCTAGTAACCTAAACCCCAATACCGCTAAAATCTTTGATACAGGGCATAAAGTCTTTTCTTCCTTAGTGTCTCCTGAACCCAAACTTCCTTTGTCAACCCAAGTAGCCAAAGCTGAACCAGAAAAATATGAACAGCGCACTAGTAAAATGTCTTCTTCTGACAAAGACGCTTCAAACAAAAGAACTTTAGAGGAAGATAAAAGAACTTATAACGCAGATCTAAAAGAGCGTTCTAAAAACAAACCCTTCCAAGTAGCCAAAGCCGAACCTACCATGGCAAAGCCAGTTACCAAATCGCCTAGTTCAGGTCCTGCTAATACCTCAACCCCTAAAGCTGCTTCACCTATCATCTTAAAGACCCCTAAGCTCTAACACTAATCTTAAATGGAGAAACAATAAATGGCATCTCAATATACCACATCAAACGGTCAAACCCTAATTGTTCCTGGGGCATATGCTGATTCTCAGGTAGTAGCTAATCCTTCTACTGTTGCAGCAAATGGCATTATAATTGCTATAGGTGAATCTGACTCTGGCCTTTCGTTCTCAGAGGAAGCCGATATCACACAGCTTGGCTTCGGTCCAGATCAAAAAGCAGATATTGTCTCTAAGTATGGGTCGGGTCAACTTGTAGACGCTTTCATGGGTGCGGTTTCTGCATCTAATGATAACAACATTAAGGGTTCTTTTACTCGATTCTTTCCTCTTAAAACCAATATCTCTACAAAGGCTACTGCTACCATTCCGGCTATCGGTGGTAGTGTTTTTGCCAATATAACAGCTAAAGCAGGTGGCAAGCCAGGTAACCTCATTACTAGAACCATTACGGTCAATAACGCTGAAGTTGTCCCTAGCGTTGGCCCTTTCCTATTAGCCTCACCTCAAGTTACCTCTACAGCGGTTTCTAGGGTCAACGGTGGTTCGGCAAGCTCTGCGGTTTCTTTAACTGCTGGGGCTACTCCTGCGGCTATGGTTACAGCTATGTCAGGTTTCACTGGTACGACTGTTACTGGCGGTGTGGCACGTGGCGTTATTGGAACTACACGAACGGTAACTGTAGGTAACGTAACGGGTTATTCGGCCACCTTTACCGCTACGGCTTCTTGGGCTGTTACTCCCACTGTAGGTGACATTATGTTTGTGCCTTCTACCTCGGCTTTCAAGGCTGGCAATGAGGGCACTTATGTTGTTCAAGCGGCTACGCCAACTATCATTACTGCGCTTAAAATTATTGACGCAGTTGGTACAGGGGTTGTTAGAACTGCTCCTGACGCAACTGACACTAGTATTTCTACAGCTCCTACTGACTTAGAGTGTTACAGTCCAGTTACTATTTCTGTTACTGCTGGAGCGGTTCTACCTGGTTGTGGGAAGACCCTAGAGCTAAATAACACTTCTACGGGTGCCTTTGCTAATTTGGTTTGGTTATATGACTTTACAGCGTTAACGATTTCTAAAGCGCCTTATGTGTCTGCGACTGGTGCGCCGGTAGTTATTGCATCAAGTCAAGAATATGCTGTTAAACTTAACACAGTTAGACAACGAGACGGCATCTCTGAGGAAATTGTGGTTGGTGGAAGTCCGGTTTTCAGCATTGGGTATCTAGGCACTACTGCTTCTGCTGTAATAGCCAATAAGGTAATGACAGTTACTTTGACAGGTGGGGCTAGTTCTTCACTTTCGCCTATCACTGTAAACTTAAGTGACTTTCCAACAATTGGAGACCTTTGTCAATACTTTAATTCCTTAGGTGGCTTCGCTGCTGCACCTACTCTAGCAACCTATTCCTCTATTAGCCCTACCAAACTTGACGCAGGGACTTACACCTTTGGATCTAACTTTGGGGCCATGACGGGACGTATCAAAACTGATGGAGCCGACTTCTTAGATGATGTGAATGCTCAGTCTGTTTTGGTTTCTATTGCTCCTACAGGGGTTAATACCAATTTGGTTGGTTTGCCAGACGTTGTGTCATTAGGTTTCTTGTCAGGTGGTTCTAGAGGAGTAACGACTAACGCCAGAATTCAAGCGGCTTTAGATGCAGCTCAGGCTATCAAGGGTAACTTTGTGGTTCCTTTGTTCTCTAATGATTCAGCGGTAGATATTGCAGATGGGTCTACAGACTCTAATTCTAGTTACGATATTGCGTCGATCAATTCAGCGGTTAGAGCCCATTGTTTACTAATGAGTCAATTAAAGCGAAGACGCCGCAGGTTAGGTTTGGTTTCTACTAGAAGTTCTTTTAGCACTAACAAAGCTTCAGCTTGCAATCTTGCTACATCGCGTTGTGCTATGACGTTTCAGGATGTAAAAGACAATAACTCTACGGGGTCTCTAGTAACCTTCAAACCTTGGATGGCTGCTGTTAAGGCTGCCGCAATGCAAGCAGCTGGGTTCTATAAAGACATAACCCACAAATACATTTCGGTTAGTTCAGCTACTGTGCCAGGTGGTGGGTTTACTTACAACCTAAACTCAAACCTAGAAGACGCTTTGATCGCTGGGCTGTTACCTATCATTTATGACGGTTCGGGCTATAAATGGGTCTCCGACCAAACAACTTACTCAGTAGACGACAACTTCGTTTTTAACTCTCTACAAGCTATGTATGCCTTGGATATTATTATGACTACATCAGAACAGAGAATGGAACGAGCGTTTACTGGTCAGTCATTAGCAGATGTTTCGGCTACTACGGCTATTACGGTCTTTGGGGCTATTATGGATGACATTAGGCGTCTTAAATTAATTGCTCCATCAGATGATGCCCCTAGAGGTTTTAAGAACGTTCAAATCAAGATTGTAAACGGTAACGCTATGGTAGTTGGGGCTGAAGTTAAGTTAGCTACTTCTATCAAGTTCGAAAGTATCATGTTCATGGTAAGCGCCGTTAGTCAATCAGCCAGTAGCTAACACAACAATCTTAAAAATACAATCAGTTAATAAAGGATGTGACACATGCCAGCAAAGGTATTAAGCGGAGCCAGAGCCAAACTAGGGTTTTACGATGGTAACCAAGTAAATTTCGTCGGTATTTTTTCAGACGTTAGTTATGGGGTTACCTATGACGTTCAACCGGCTTGGATTTTAGGTAGGTATTCGGCAGCTGAATTAGACACTACTGCTCAGGAAGTAGTGCATATCACAGCTAATGGGTTTAGAATCGTAGACCATGGTTGGTGGGCTGACGCGCAGTTTCCAAGGCTAGATCAATTGATGGCAGCTAGCTATATGACGCTAAGCATCTTGGATAGGCAGACGGGCAGAGAGATTGCTAGAATTGACAAAATACGTCCTGTAGCTGCTACTGGTGGGTTTAGCGCTCGTCAGTTAAGCACTTCAACTCACACGTACATGGGTATTCTAATTTCTGATGAAACCGCTACGGATAATACTGAAGCCCCTAGTGCAATGGAACTACCATAATTAGCTAATCTACCACAAGTAGAAGTAGTAACGAAGCCCTAGGGAGAAATTCTTAGGGCTTTAGCTTTATTCGTTAAAAGTGTTTACTAAAGTTGCGATGCTGTTCTGTAACTTCTTTAGCTTCGCTTTTAGGTCTTCATTTTCTTGACGCAGCTTGGCGATTTCTTCAGTTAGGTTTGCTTGGTTTTCTTCATTGTCTTCACCGTTATGGGTTCCTTCGGTTAGGTAGGTTGTACCTTTGATTTCGGCATCCCCACAAACCAGAGCGTTCCCATAGACCGTAGCATTCCCACAAACCCAAGCATTCCCACAAACCCAAGCCTTCCCACAAACCAGAGCCTTCCCATAGACCCAAGCATTATCAAAGACCCAAGCATTATCAAAGACCCAAGCATTATCAAAGACCCAAGCATTATCAAAGACCCGAGCGTTCCCATGGATCCAACAGGTTCCATTATGGCTTAGGTTATCTTCGGTTTCAATCCACCCGCCTAGGTCACCTTTCTTAATATAACCGAAATTACGCGTAGCGACAATTCGGTGTAGAGTATGGCCAGAAAATTGT